ATCTCATCTTCGAGGGCATTCTTGATGAGGTTGTTTGTGGCCGCAGTTACGTTCCGGCGTCGCAGTGAGATCGCCTGTTCGAGTGCGGCTTTGATGAGGTCTTTCGGTAGGTCAACCTGTGTGGCCATTGTGGCCCCTTTCTTTTGGAGGTTTCGATGCATCGTTCTGGCATGCAGCATCAGTTCAGTCAAGTCCCTCAAGTTCAGGTTCCGCGTTCGTCGTTTGATCGTTCTCATGGTTATAAGACCACTCTCAATAGTGGTTTCATTGTTCCTGTGTTTGTGGATGAGGCTCTGCCGGGTGATACGTTTAATTTGTCTATGACGACGTTCTGTCGTCTCTCTACTCCGCTCCATCCGTTTATGGATAATCTTGTGATGGATGCGTTTTTCTTTGCTATCCCGCTGCGTCTCGTGTGGACGCATTTTGTCAATATGTTTGGCGAGCAAGCTAATCCCGGCGACTCAACGTCTTATCTTGTTCCTACTATGACTTCGCCTGTTGGCGGATATGTCGTCGGTTCTCTTCAGGACTATATGGGCTTGCCTGTGGCCTCGGCGACTGCTGGTGTCGGCGTTAATCCTGCGAATGTCGTCACGCATTCGTCTCTTTTTCTTCGTGCTTATAACAAGGTGTACAATGAGTGGTTTCGTGATCAGAACCTGCAGAACTCTGTTACGGTTGATATGGGAGATGGTCCGGATTCTCCCGCGAATTATGTTCTTCTGCGGCGTGGTAAGCGCCATGATTATTTTACTTCCGCTTTGCCTTGGCCTCAGAAAGGCCCGGCCGTGTCCATCCCGTTGGGCGGTAATGCGCCTGTGACCGGAATCGGCGCTATCACTGGTGGCGCTGCTGCTGCGAACTTTTCTATGACTGGTACGGTTGCAGCTGGTGACTGGGTGACCCAGCCGACCTTTGCGACGTCTGGTCCTACTCTCGGTCTGCGTGCGCAGTCGAATGCGGCTGCTGGTCCGTCTAACCGTCCGCAGATTTATGCCGATCTGTCGGCTGCTACGGCGGCGACGATTAATCAGCTTCGTCAGGCTTTTCAGATTCAGAGGATTTATGAGCGTGATGCTCGCGGTGGCACTCGTTACACTGAACTTATTCAGTCTCACTTTGGCGTTGTGTCCCCTGATGCTCGGCTTCAACGGCCAGAGTATCTTGGCGGCGGTTCTGCGCCGGTTAATGTTAATCCTATTGCCCAGACCGGTCCGTCCGGTACTACTGGGTCAACAACCCCGCAGGGCAATCTTACTGGTGTTGGTACGTCCTCTATGCGTGGTGCAGGGTTTACTAAGTCTTTTACTGAGCATTCTATCATTCTGGGTATGGTTTCGGTGCGCGCTGATATGAACTATCAGCAGGGCCTTAATCGTATGTGGTCGCGTTCGTCGCGTTTTGATTTCTATTGGCCTTCGTTGGCTCACATTGGTGAGCAGGCGATTCTTAACAAGGAGCTTTATTGTCGAGGTGATGCAGATGCGAACGATAATCTTGTGTTTGGGTATCAGGAGCGTTTTGGTGAGTACAGATATAAGCCTTCGGTTATCACCGGACAGTTCCGTTCTCAATATACTGCCGGTACGCTTGATAGCTGGCATCTCGCTCAGACCTTCACGGCTCTCCCTACCCTCTCTCCCACGTTCATTGTGGAAAATCCCCCTGTGTCTCGGGTTGTTGCTGTGCCGTCTCAGCCCGAGTTTCTTTTTGATGCTCATTTTCAGCTTACGTGCGCACGACCCATGCCCGTCTACGGTGTGCCGGGTGATATCGACCGGTTCTAGTGCGCGGGTGCGGGGCGCGTAGCCCCGCGGTAGCCTGGCGCTCTGGCGCCAGGCGCTTCCCTTCAACGGAGGTCCCCTTATGGGCTTGTTCGACAGTATCACTGGTGATGGCGCGCTCGGCTTTGCCGGTGGCCTTCTTGGTATGGCTGGCAATCTCTTTGGTCAGAATGAGACCAATAAGATGCAACAGCAGATGATGCAGCAGCAGCAGTCTTTTCAGGAGCGTATGTCGTCAACTGCGTATCAGCGTGCGTCCGCCGATATGACGGCGGCTGGTCTCAATCCGATGATGATGTTTTCGTCTGGTTCGGCGGCTTCTACTCCGCCGGGTGCCGCGCCGTCTGGTGCGGTTAAGTCTGGTCTCGATGCCGATTCGATGGCGAAGATGCTTTCAACTGCAACGCAGATGCGTGTTGCAGATGCTACGATCAATAATCTTGTTGAGCAGAACGCGAAGATTAAGGCGGAGACCTTAACTGAGCATATGCGTCCGACCCTTGTGGTGCAGGACACTGATAAGCGCCGTCAGGAGACGGCGACTGAAGCGGAGCGTACTAAGCAGGTGCGCGGTCAGAATGTCATTCTCAATAATGCCGGGATCACGGCGAAGAATGAAGCTGATATTAATCCTGCCGTTCGTAAGGCGGCTGACCAGCTTGGTTTCGGTGGCAAGCGGGTTGACCAAATACTCTCACCGGTGACTTCGATTATCTCGAGTGCTAAGGGTGCGAAGTCGCTGTTCTCCGACCGATTCGGCAACTGGGATTGATGGAGGTTTTGATGTCTAAGAAGTCCGATGAGTTTACGTTTCGTGCGTCGGGTCCGGCGTATCTCGATCCGTCGCAGAATGATTTTGTCAAGTCATCTGGTCAGCGGTCCGATCTCTCCGTGTTCGAGCCGTCTCTTACGCGGCAGGAGTTTGCCGAAGAGTGTGATATAAACACGATCATGGCCCGGTATGAGACGACCGGCGTGATCTCGCATGTTAATCAGCGTGAGGCTCAGTATCTTGATATGACCCTGTATCCGGGTCTTCAGGCGTCGATGGATGCGATGCGCGAAGCGACCCTTCAGTTCAATGCGCTTCCTGCGAATGTTCGTCGTGAGTTCGATAACGACCCTCAGAAGTTCGTGGACTTCGCTGTTGAGAAGGACAATCTACCCCGCATGCGGGAATGGGGCCTTGCGCCCCCAGAGAAGGCTCCAGAGCCGCCGATCCGGGTTGAGATCGCCAATCCGCCGCCGCCGGCCGGCGATCCCCCTAAGGCCTCGTAGAGGCCGGCACATATCTTCCTCGATGTATATGTGCTGACTGACAGGTTTATGTCAGTCAGGAGGTTTCAGGAGGGCAATCCCGCCCTCTTGTTTTTAGGAGGTCTGATATGCGTCATAAGATGTCGAAGTCTGGTTCGAAGCGTTTGTTTTCTAAGACCGGTTCTATGACTCACAAGAAGAACATGCCGAAGCGTATCCCGATGCGTGGCGGTATTCGTCTGTGAGTTGCGAATCTCAGCTTGTCGGGTTTTATAGTCCGAAGCTGAATGAGTCTGGTAAGCGATCCTTGCAGTGGAAGCCGCAAGGGTCGTTTTCCGGTGTTCCTATTCGGATTGGTTGTGGTGCTTGTCTTTGGTGCAAGCTTGAACACTCCAGAGGTTGGGGTGTTCGTTGTATGCATGAGAAGCGTATGCATAGGGAGGCTAGTTTTGTTACTCTCACATATTCGAATGATCATCTTCCTAGCGATGGTTCGCTCGTTCCTTCTCACTTGCAGTCTTTTCATAAGCGTCTGCATAATCGTTTGTTGGATGCTCGTGGTGTTGGCATCCGTTATTTTGCTTGTGGTGAATATGGTGACCTGAATAAGCGTCCCCATTATCATTCTCTTTTGTTTGGTCATGAATTTCATGACAAGAAGATTTATTCTAAGAATAAGCGTGGTGAGTGTATTTATACGTCAAAGACCCTTGATAAGATTTGGGGTCTTGGTGAGTGTAAGATTGGTGATGTTACGTTTGAGAGCGCCTGTTATGTGGCGCGGTACTCTTTGAAAAAAGTTTCTAAGTATGACCGGGAGCAAGGTCATTACGTTGTGTATGATTACGATGGTGTTGTTCATGAGCGTGTTCCTGAGTTCGCTCATATGTCCCGGCGTCCGGGTATTGGTTCAACGTATTTTGATAAGTATGGTGCTGAGATCATGCAGCACGATACGGTTATTATGGGCAACCGCGAGGTGCCCTCTATTCGGTATTACGATAAGAAGATTGAGGCTATTGATCCTGCCCGGTATAAGGTGATAAAGGCTAATCGTCAGGCTAAGGCGAATTTTGAAGAGTCGTCGCCTTACTCTGACAAGTCCACCGGGCGGAAGCGCGTTAAAGCGCGTATTTTGGCCCTTAACGCTAAGTCTAAGGAGCGCAAGTTATGATCTTCAAGGCTTTCTCTGTACGTGATCAGGCGGTTGAGGCTTTTCTTCCGTTGTTTTTGGTGCGATCGCGTGGTGAGGCTATTCGCTCGTTTTCTCAAGCCGTGCTTGATCCGAATCATCAGTTTGCCAAGCACAAGAGTGATTTTGTGCTGTTCGAGCTTGGCGAGTGGGATGATGTGGCAGGCTTGTTTGCTCCATGTGAGCCTGTTCGTGTGTTGTCGGGGATCGAAGTTGGGACTCCCGACTAAGAGAAAAGGCCGGGGAAAACCCCGGCCTTTTTGACTTTCAAGACAAGTGACGGGAGACCGTCACTTGGTTTCCTTCATGGTGTCTATGCCCTTGCGCAATGCGCTGATCTCATCTTCGAGGGCATTCTTGATGAGGTTGTTTGTGGCCGCAGTTACGTTCCGGCGTCGCAGTGAGATCGCCTGTTCGAGTGCGGCTTTGATGAGGTCTTTCGGTAGGTCAACCTGTGTGGCCATTG